TTATTTTCCAGATTTGAGCGCTTCGATTTCTGCTTTCAGGGTTTCGATCTGGCCGTTAAGCTCCTGAATAGACTTCGTAAGCAGCGGAATCAATGCGCTGTAATTTACGACACGGTGGCCCTCGCAATCCACGGCCACGATGTCGGGAAGTACCTGCTCGATCTCCTGGGCAATGAATCCCATTTCTTTGGGATTGGAAACGCCCGTCGAACGTCGGCTGGTCTTGAAATAATGCGCCTTATCGGCCCATTCGAACGACACGGGACGCAGTTGCGTGAGGGTTGCCGTTGCGCTGCCTAACGACTGGATATTTGTTTTCGACGCAGCGTCGGAGTTCGTATAGACGTTGCGGGCGTACAGGTCGATGAAACCGCCGTTCTCCGTATCGTAGAGTACGAGTTTGTCGGAGTTGCTGGAAACGCGCGAATCTGCGGGGCCGAGGTCGAATTTAATCATTCGATTCCCGAATTTCCAGCAATGCGCCCAGCCCTCCCAGTTGGTCATATATCCGTTGTAACGCTCCATAGCGTTATAAACCAAATAGCCGTTCTGATACTTTAATTGCGCATGGCTATTAAATGCGATGAAACACAATACGATTAATGCTAATACTTTTTTCATGGCCTTGAAATTTAAGTTGGTAGTGATTTTTGTGTGAGCAAACAAAGACGTTACTCACAGAGAGTTTTGGTTTAGTGGATTAGCTGTCAGACAAAAAGTTAGTTGCTGCTTCTGTCATCTATTCGTTTCCCCTTTCTTTGTCCTACATTCTATGTCATTCGATAAAAAAATCGCCTGCGAAAACATTTTTGTCTATTGACAGTTCAATCGTGTAAAATCCCGGTTCCAGTTCGGGGATTGGAATGATACTTTTTCCATTGAAAAGGTCGAAACGTTCACATGCAACCGTGCCAAAGTTGCCGGAAATTATCAACTGCCCCGTCTTGCTCTCTGCGCCCGATGCAATGACCTCTACTATACTCATAGAACTATCATAGAATACGAGCGGGATATTTTCCGATAGGCAGACGGGGCCGCCGCCGACTTTTACCTGTTTGACAATAACTGCCGTCTTGCCGCCGCCATAGACCGAATAAATACCTGCGAATAGCATAAACAAACCGACAATTACAGACATTGCGGGAGAGAACTTTTTCATAGGCTTAAATTTGAAAGTGAGTATGAGATATTCGTACATTTCAAAAGTAGAGCGATTGTTTCCGAAAACCAAGAAATCAGAGCCTCTAAAATTTTTCAACCGCAAAGTGATTTCGACTGAAAAACAAACAGTTACGCACACAAAAAAGCCCGAAAATTTTTCAGTTTTCGGGCTTTGCTTTAACGCATTTTAAATCAGCACATTAGCGGTAAATCTTTGATTTAAACAAGTCTGATTGCTAAAGTATTAGTTCTCTGGTATTTACGAAATAATATTGAGAATCGCATTTTTTGTTGTGATACTCGAAGCCATTATTTTCTTTTTCAAATGGAACTTCCGCATGTATATTGTTTTTAGCGTTTCATTGGTAATGACGCTTATTTGTTGCGGTGAAAATCCGGCATAGAGCAGGCAAAGCAATTCCACGAAACATGGCTTGATTTTCGGATATTCGGACTTGAAATTAGAAATCACATTATCGTATTGTTGATTCAGGGTATTCTCTAAATCCGACATTATCGTTTTATCCAAAATCTTTTCGGATAAAATGCCTTTGACTTTCTTGGTAAGAGCCGGGGAATTTTCAAACTCATAATAGGTCTTTGCAAGTTCTTTCAGGACTTGAAAGCGCATATTAAGCAGTTCACTAATTTTTGCGACATCGGGTATTTGCAATTTGGTCTTATTCAGTTCTTCAATCAGCGTCAGATATTCCTCAATTCTTTGTTTCTGCATCTTATTTCTGCGGCGGAAGATATAAATAATGCCGCAGATCGCTATGACTGATACCAAAGCGATAATATAAATTACATTTTGTCTTACGCTGGAGCGGTAGCGTTCAAATTCCAAACGCTCGTTTTTATATCGCAGTTCGGTTTCTGCCGCAGAATTATATGGGCAGACAAACGAAAAGTACAAAGAGAATAGCAGGAAAAGCAGTACAGCAGGCAGAAAACCAACAACTTACAGCAGAGCGTCAAATTTTGGCTCGAAAAACGAAATGTGATTTATTGGGATTATACCGTGATTTGACAGCCTCGGACGGCTCCGGTACTTGGATTTAGATTCGAATTTACAGGCGTGTATTGGGATTGCACGCTTTTTTTGTGCCCATTCCCTAACAGGAAGTGCCTGACGGCGCGAAATCGGCGAAAAAGGGGCAAAACAGCCCGGTGTTTAATCGCTCCTTAAACAGCCTTTGAAAACCGGGCGATATTTCGACCTTCCCCCGAAAATTGTACATTTCGTTTTGTTGAAAAAACGGGCATTTTGGGGGTTGGGGTTATAGTTGGGGTTACATTTGGGGTTACAAATTAAGCCGATTCAACCCCCTATAATGCCATATTTCAATCAAAAAACGGGCATTTTTCAGCGATTCGACCCCCTATAATACCAAAAAAACACCGGTAAATCACGGTGCTTTTTGCTATTTATAAGTCTTGTTTTCAGTTCTTTATGCCGATATTTCGGTAAAAATGGCACAAAAAAAATATTTTTCACCCCATTGTGTTGAATCTGACGCTGGCTTTTACCAACGCAACCGCACGAATTGAATCCCTCGGAATTTCTTGCGGGGCATGGCGGGGATTGTGGCTTACCAACCGCACAAATCCTTCAACCTCTGACTTCTGTACATATTTGATAGTGATATAATCCTCACCGTCAAGCGTGAAAGATAAAAGATACATTTCGCCCCACAGCAAACAACCGCTTGCGTTGTTGATCTCCTTATATAGAATAATATCGCCGCTTTTGAGAAGCGGGTACATGGAATCCCCCCGAACATATATAGCCCCATCGCAAGGCGGCAGATCAGGTATTTGCAAATGACTGATAGGGGTTAAATGAGTTGCATCAGCAAAGAGTGCCACCAATCCAGCCGAAGCGTCAAGTTCGTAAAGAGGCACGCTCTGTAAATCTAATTTCCGGTCTGTTCGTAAAGGAAACTGCTCGGCAATGTTTACCCCAGATAGTTGCGTATCCTCCGTATTGAGCATATTGCCTTTCCCGGTTAGTAGCCAAATTGGGTTCAAGTCTAAACAATAGTCTACTATTTTAAGTAAAACGCCCTCGCCTAAATCTGCATTTCGCTTTTCTTGTGTCCGTAAATAGCCATTAGACAGACCTATCTCCTTTTCCAATCTTGTTGGTTTTAATCCTTTTAGGTTGATGTATTCGAAAATTCTATCTATGGCTTTCATTGTTTTATAGAAAAAAGTTTACAAAATTTTGAATAAATAAACTATTGTTTATATATTTGCATCGAGGTTTCAAATGTAACCTCGGCAACAAATATACGAAAATAATTGATTTTATGGCAAAAGTACTCGTGGAGCATGGCGAGGTCGCAAAACTGGCGCGGCTGTTCGGTATAGCCCGAAAAACCGTCAGCGAGGCATTGAGCGGTCAGACCAATACCGACCTCGCAAAGAAAATCCGTAAAGTGGCTATCGACCGGGGCGGAGTAGTCAAGAATAATACCTACAATAAATAAAATCGTAATTATGAAAGAGTTAAGTATTTTTCAGCACCCGGATTTCGGGACGGTTCGCAATGTGGTAATCAAGGGCGAGCCGTGGTTTGTCGCAAAGGATGTCTGCGATATTCTCGAATTAACGAACAGCCGAAAAGCGACGGCCGGACTTGATGATGAGGAAAAGGGTGTAACGATTAGTGATACCCCCGGCGGGCAGCAATCCTTAACCATCATTAACGAGTCGGGATTGTATTCTCTGATCATGCAGAGCCGCAAGCCTCAGGCGAAAGCGTTCAAGAAGTGGGTGACGTCGGAGGTTCTTCCGTCGATCCGCAAGTACGGCTATTATATTTCGCCGACGGCCCCAATATCGCGCAAGGAGCGCAACGCCATCGAACGCTCCTACCTCAAGGCGCTCAACAAGTACATCACCGAGGAGGACATCTACAAGGTTTCGAAGAAGGAGCGCTGCTCGGACAGCCACGTCCGGAGCGTGCTGAACGGTTTCCAGCGTGACAACGACGTGATGCGCGTGCTGCAGGCCCGCGCTTTGGCCAACAAGAACCAATGGGAGGACGCCTATTCTCCGGCCAAGATGGACGAGGTGCTCTCGCAACTGCTGTAAATCCTCCGGCCATGAACAACACGCGCAGAAAGAGCCTCCGGGAGCTTATCGAGAAGACGGAAGGTCTCAAGCTGGAGATCGAAGAGCTCCGCACCGAAGAGGAGGAGTATTACAACAACATGCCCGAAGCCTTCCAAGACGGCGAGAAGGGCGATCGTGCCCAGACGGTGATCGAATACCTCGACGAGGCGATAACGGCCGCGGGCGACGTAATCGAGAACCTAACCTCGGCGGCAGAATAACCAAACCCCTATGAAACGCTTTCTGAAATACTGGGCTATCCAACTGCTGGGGCGTGAGTTCGTCGCCCTGCCCGTAAGGTGCAAGCTGGTCGGGTTGTGGTGGTGTTCCGCGCAGATGTTGATGTGCAGTTGGGCAGACACCAATCCGGGCTGGTCGGCATGGTTAGTAATCGCAAATTTCGTGGGCAGTTGCTTCGCGATGATAACGACGAAAATGATTGAGCGATGAAAGTCATAGTAACCTTTTCGGGTGGGAAAGACAGCCTTGCGGCGTTGTTATGGACACGCGAGCATATCACCAAGAACTTCACGATCGTATTTTGCGATACGGGCTGGGAGCATCCGCTGACCTACGAGTACATCAACCGGATCGCGGATAAACTCCACTTGGATTTGGTGACGCTCAAGTCGAAGAAGTACGACGGGATGGTCGATCTTGCCCGGCAGAAAAAGCGTTGGCCCTCGACGCGGGCGCGGTTCTGCACGGAAGAACTCAAAACCAATCCCACGATCGACTACGTGCTGGACGAGGTTCACGACAATATGCTGATGATTCAGGGTATCCGGGCAGCAGAATCGGCCAGCCGGGCCAAGATGCAGGCGCAATGTACGTACTTCAAGTACTATTTCGAGCCTTACGGTTACGATAAAAAAGGCAAACCGAAAAAACACACTTATCGGGGCAAGGCGGTACGGGCATTTCGGGAGAAGTTCGCCGACGATCTGCTTCGGCCTGTGTTCGACTGGTCGGCGCAGCAGGTGATCGATTACATCCTCGACGCAGGTTTGGAGCCGAACCCACTCTACCGGATGGGCTACAAGCGAGTCGGCTGCTGGCCGTGTGTGATGGCGAATCAGCGGGATATCTTGAACATATCGCGCCAGAACCCGGAGCGAATCGGACAGATCGCCGCACTTGAAACGGAGTTTCATTCATCGTTTTTCGGCCCGAAAAAAATACCTGCCCACGCAATCACCAGCGGCAATAAGTATCCTGACATCCGCGATGTTGTGCGCTATGTCGAATGGCAGCACGCCACGGGCAGTTTGTTCGACGACGACACGGCGACCAGCTGCATGAGTTATTACGGATTATGCGAATGACTATGAAATTACGGGTATTCACAAGTTTTTCCGGCTATGACAGTCAGTTGATGGCTCTTCGGGACATCGGCGCGGACTACGAGTGCGTGGGCTGGTCGGAGATCGACAAGTGGGCGATCAAGGCCCATAATGCTGTATTCCCGGAGTTGGCAGACCGAAATTACGGCGACATCACGAAAATTGATTGGAACGCCGTTCCGAATTTCGACCTGTTCACTTACTCGTTTCCGTGTACCGACATCAGCAGCGCCGGAGAGCAGAAGGGTTTCGACGAAGATTCGGGCACCCGTTCATCCCTGTTATGGGAATGCCGTCGGCCGATTGCGGCCAAGCGTCCTAAATTCCTGCTGATGGAGAATGTGAAAGCCCTCGTATCGGAGAAATACCGTCCGCTGTTTCTCAAATGGGAATCGTGGCTTCGCTCGCTCGGTTATGTCAATTATACGGAAATACTCAACGCCAAAGACTACGGTGTGCCGCAGAACCGAGAACGTGTATTTATGCTCTCCATTCTTAATGGGTGCTGGTATGAATTTCCGCATCCGGTTCGGTTGGAAAAGCGGCTGAAAGACGTACTGGAGTTGGAGGTGGACAAGAAGTATTATTTGTACGAAAATGAGTTGAAAGTCATTAGAGAGGCATTAAAAAAATGGACGAATGTAAACGGCGACACGGATAAAGTGATTCAGATCGGTGCGACAAAGGAAACAGACTGGAACCGACGGCAATACCGGGTATACGATCCGACTGGCATCAGCCCGACGATAACGACGAAATCGGGCGGCGGCCTCGAACCAAAAATTCTGATGCGGGGGCGCGGCTTCAACAAAGGCGGCGAAGCGGATATTCCCGGAACGATTACAGGCAGCGCGTGGGAACAAAATAATCTGCTGTACTATGACGACTGCATCCGCCGCCTTACGCCCCGCGAGTGTTTGCGGCTGATGGACGTTTCGGACAGCGACATTAACAAGATACAAGCTGCGGGAATCAGCGATACCCAGCAGTACAAGCTGGCCGGAAATAGTATCGTAAAGGCCCCGATGATGGGGATATTTGAAAACATGCTGAGGTTGAACAATTAGGAGTCGCAATACTTTTACTCCCGTGTAGCTCAATGGACAGAGCATCGTGAAATGGCTGTGCACGGTCAAGTAACGAAGGTTGCCGGTTCGAATCCGGTCACGGGAGCAAAAACAAAAGGTTGAAGAATGGAAGTTTACAACAATAGGCTTTGTATCACTCACGACGAGCTGACAAACGGCATAATGAGCGGCACGCTCGTTAAGCAGTTACGGTTCCGTGGGCGGATTGAGCAGCTCCAGCGCGGCGGCAACGGCCGTGAAGCTCTGTTCGCCGTGGATAGCCTTCCTGTGAAATACAAAAACGAGGTTTACCGCCGCTACCCCGATCTGCAAGCGCAGGCCGCGAGCAAGGAGTTTATCGACGAGATCGTTCCGGATGGTGTTGCGATGAACTTCTACGCGGAGTATAAAATCGACGGCACCCGCGGCTTGGACTTCACCAAGCAGCAGGAATACGCCTATAACGCCGCGATACTCGAAGCGTTCCGCTCACGGCTCGACCGGGCCAACTCGCAGCGCATGCGCGTCAGCAAACCGCGCGTCAAGAAGTCCGAATTTTGGGCGAAGGCGGCAAAGGCGCTGCCCCGTATCGCTGACAAGTTCCCGCACTCGCTGCCCGAAAATCCGCGCCGTTTGCAGGAGAAATTTAACGAGTTCTTCCGGGGTGGTAAAGCGAACTACGAGGTGCTGATCTCCGGCAAGTTCCAAAATGCGAATGCCGCGAAAGTCGAGAGCGACGATCAGAAGGCCATGCTTATAAAACTGCTCTCCGACCCTCGTAACCTGAACGACGAGCAAATCGTGATGATCTACAACGCCGTTGCCGAGCGACTCGATTGGAAAACGATAACGGTGCGCCCGGTGCAGGTCATGCGTGAAAAGTGCGGGCTGGAAACGGCCGCAGGACGCTTGGGCGCTGCGGAGTTCTACAACAACCGCGCGATGCAGGTGAAACGCCGCCGTCCGGCGTTGCCGCTCTACATGTGGAGCCTCGACGGCTGGGACGTAGAGCTGTATTTCCAGCGGACTACCACCGACAAGAAAGGCTACACCGTTACGACCTACTCGAACCGCCTTACCGTGGTGGTCGTCCTCGACCCCTGTACGAACTACCCGATAGGCTACGCCATCGGCGAGCAGGAGAACTCGGCGCTGATAAAAGAGGCGGTCCGCAATGCCGTGAACCATACAGCCGATCTGTTCGGCCAGCGCTACCGGGCCAACCAAATACAGAGCGACCACTACGCGATGAAAGCCATGTTCCCGATCTATGCGGTCGCTGGCGACAAGGTGACGCCCGCCCGCGTGAAGAACGCCAAGTCGAAACCCGTCGAGCGGTACTTTCGTTCGTTGAACGAGGGCTACTGCCAACTGTGCCGCAACTGGTCGGGCTTCGGTATCACCTCGGACAAGAAAAAACAGCCGAACGCCGACGCGCTGAACGCCTACCGCAAGGAGTTCCCCGACGAGGCGGGCTGCCGGATGCAGATCGAAAATATCATCGAGGCGGAACGTGCCGCCAAGCGTGCCGACTATCTGAAACTGTGGGCCGAGGTTCCCGAAACCCGCCGCCTGCCGCTCTCGACGGAGCAATACCTGCTCAACTTCGGCGACGAAACGGGCAACAAGAACGCCCTCGAAGGTTCGGGACTGAATGTGAAACTGCTCGGCGCCCGCAGGTCTTACGACTGCTTCGACCTGCGCTTCCGGCAGTACGCACACATTCGCTGGAACGTGAAGTACGACCCGGACAATCTCGACCAAGTGCTGGCCGTGAGCGACGACGGTGCGCTGCGGTTCATGCTCGAAAGCAAATACGTGCAGCCGATGGCGCTGGTGGAGCGGACCGAAGGCGACGCCGCGGAGCTCGCGCGGGTGAAGCAATACAACACGCAACTCGAAGGGCATGTGAAGGGCCAGCTCGCCATTGCGGGCGAAAGAGTCGAGCAACTGTTCGCCCACAACCCGCAACTCGACAATACCCTTGCCCGTGCGGTACTCTGCGACTCACGAGGCCAGCATAAGGACCAGCGCAACGCCCGGCGGCTCTCGGCTGTGAATGTGAAGGAGATCGAGGTTAAGGCCGTCGAGGAGATCGCACCGAAACCCGCAAAGAAAGAATCAATATTTAATCTCTACTGATATGAAAGACACCGAAAAACAAGCCATCGCGGACCTGCTGAAAGCGTACTGCGATTTGAAGGGCAGCCAAAACAAGGCCGCCGCATCGCTCAACGCCGTAAGCGCCGCTACAATCTCGCAAATCTTTAACGGGAACTGGGAGTTAATCACCGAGGAGATGTGGCGTAATATCGCGGCGCAGATCGGTTACGACCCGCGCAAATGGGTTGTCATACAGACCCAAGGCTATACCCGTATGTATGACTTGCTCCAAGATGCGCAGGAGAACGCGCTGGTGATGGCCGTGACGGGCGATGCCGGGTGCGGCAAGTCGCAGGCGATACAGACATACGCCCGCCAGCACCGCGACGTGTTCGTGCTGTCCTGCTCGGAGTATTGGAACCGCAAACAGTTCTTCACCGAGTTGTTGCAGGTGATGGGCGTCGAAGCTACGGGCAGCACGGTTGCCGAAATGGTTTCCGAAGCCGTCTACAACCTCAAGCGCAAGGCTACGCCGATTATCGTCATGGACGAGGCCGACAAGTTGAGCGATCAGGTGCTCTATTTCTTCATCAGCCTGTACAACAAACTTGAAGATCAGTGCGGCATCGTCATTTGCGCGACCGACTACCTCAAGAAGCGCATTACGCGCGGCGTGAAGGCAAATCGGAAAGGCTACAAGGAAATCTACTCGCGTGTAGGACGGAAGTTCGTCCCGATGCCCGTCGTGAACAACGAGGATATTGCCGCCGTGTGCATCGCCAACGGCGTCACGGACCGGGCGACCATCGAGGAGATCATCGACGATTGCGAGTGCGATCTGCGACGCGTGAAACGGCGTGTTCACGCCGCGAAAAAAGAGGCTTTAAACGGCAATTAAACACTCTTTAAATGGCAAAGGCGATCAGCAACAAGAACGTCGCGGATGCGAAATTCAACCCGGCCCCGTTCGAGGGCGCGTTCAAGGCGGCCCTCGGCTGTCCCGAATTAAAGGGGTCGTGGTTGATTTTCGGCAATTCCGGTGTAGGTAAAACGACGTTTGCCCTGCAACTCGCCAAGTACCTCACGAACTTCGTCGATAAGGTGGCCTTCGACTCCCTCGAACAAGGGTTGTCGCTCTCGCTGCAAAAGGCATGGAACCGGGTCGGCATGGAGGCCGTCGGCGCAAAGGTGATCCTGCTCGACAAGGAAGGCATCCCGGAACTGCGGGAACGGCTGGCGAAGCGTAAGAGTCCGAACGTGGTGATCATCGACTCGGTGATGTGTCTGATCGGGCTGCGGATGTCGGACTATCAAAAGCTGGTGAACGACTACCCGAACAAGCTGTTCGTGTTTCTCGCGCACGAGGACGACAAGGGCAAACCGTCGCCCGCCATCGCCGAGAAAATCCGCAAGTTGTCCGATATCAAGATGCACGTCGAGGGGTACAAGGTGTTCACGACAACGCGGTTCGAGGACCGGGAAAAGGGCGAAGGCGGCGAGGACTTCGTGATATGGGAGGAAGGCGCAGCGGAATATTTGGCAAACATTGAATAACTGAATAATATGGCAACAAGTGTAATGGAAAAACAACAGAAGTGGCTGCTGCGGCAGTTCCACACCCTATGCAGCAGGCTGCGCCTGTCTGCCGAGGAGAAGTCCGCGATCATCGAAGGCTACGGCGTCGAGAGTTCTGCGGACATCAACAACGACGATCTGATGAACATCTGCCGCGCGCTCGAAAAGCGCCTCGACAGCAATGCGGTGAAACTCGACCGCCTGCGCAAGCAGGTGATCGCGGCCATCGGCGGCTGGCTGCGGATGCAGGGCAAGCCGGAGAACATCGCCGACATCAAAGCGATTGCGTGTCGGGCCACGAAGTCCGACAACTTCAACCGCATTCCTCCCGAACGGCTGCGCAATGTCTACAACGCCTTCCTCAATAAGCAGAAAGATTCCCGCATGATCGACGAGCTGGTGAGCATGGCGATCTACTCGCAGAGTGAACAACGACAAATACCTAACTGACATGACAATCACACAAGAACGATTTCTCGAACAATTCGCCCAGCGGCTCGTCGATAAGGGATTTATCCGCAAGAACTTCCCCCGCGCCGTTGTACTGGAAAAGCGCATGACCATATCCGAGGGCATGGACTGCAACGTGCATGTATCGTGGCTTCCCAAGTCATGGCCCGTTGTCAAGGTTCAAATCCGTATCGGTTCTATTCTGCTCCCGTATGATGTGACCGTCGGATTGCTGATGGACTACAAAGGAGGCCCGGATGAAATTCTTGCTCAACTCGTCAGAAAGACAACGGAAGGCTTTGCCGACATCATCATCAAACAACTATAATCCGCTATGAACGACAAATCAATCATCGGTTTCGGCTACAAGCCGAACTACGCAAAGGCCGTGTGCCTTAAAACGAACAGCACAACCCGTCTCGGCGATGTGGAGTACAAAATCATCGCCGACCCCTACGAACGGGAATTTGTAGAACTTGAACCTGTGCCGCTGTCGCTATTCGGCGAAAAAAAGAAAGTTTTGCAAAATGCGATGGCCGTAAACGTCCTCGACTCGGTTACGGGGCTGACCTATGCGGTTGAGTATGCACCCGCAAACCTTATCCGTCCGCCCAAGGAGTACAAATGGGGCGACATTGAAATTCTCGTCGGCGGTCGCCGCCTTCCGGTTAAAACAATAACACGGGAATGTGAGCGGAAGCGCCCCGCTGTGATGGACTCGGACGCTTTCCTTCGGCGCATGAAAGAGATCGCACAGGAGATCGACGATATTACGGATGCAAATCCGGACCTACTCGGTGGCTGTTCCGTGGCGTTCTTCGCCGCTAACAAGACCAACGCGGGGCTGACCACTAACGGAGTTAGTCGGGTTTGCGGAAATCCGGAAAACCTTGTAGATAGTATCTCCATTCCGGCCAAGAAAAACAAGAATATCGCGGAGGTGATCGGTAAAGCAGCGAACAAATTGGTCGCTTGGTAACTGAAAAATTAACCCACCCAAAGCAGGACGAAGTCGCCGAGCGGTTGGATTCAGAACCATGATCGAGCAAACTTTAGCAGAACCATTGCAAATCTACGCAGAAGCGGTGCGGGAAACGGCCCGCCTCTGCGAATGGCTTGCAAAGCATATCGGGAATATCGGCCGACGGTCGGAGCAGCCCCGGGCAAAAAAGGCAACCGAACAATTAAAACAACGAATTTTATGGCAAAAAGAGCAAAGAAGATCATCGTGTCGGGCATCACGCGCGAACAGATGGAGGAAGCCTTCGGCCGTTATGCGACAGCGGACGCCGAGGTGCAGAGTATCAACGCGGCGATGGACAAGGAGTTCGTCGCCATCCGGGAGCGGAACGCCGAACGGCTCGCGGAGCTGGAGCAGCAGAAAACCGAGTCGTTCGAGGTCATGCAGGTATTCGCCACGGAACAGCGCGAGGTGCTGTTCTCGAAGCGCCGGAGCATGGAAACGACGCACGGCGTTATCGGCTTCCGCACAGGCAACCCGCAACTCAAACCCCGCCGGGGCTTCACATGGGCGGCCGCGCTGGAACTGGTCCGGGAGTTCCTGCCGTCGTACATCCGCACCGAAGAAGCGATTGCGAAAGACAAACTCCTTGCTGACCGTGAAAACGAGGAGATCGCTCCGCTGATGGAGAAGTGCGGCATCATCGTAGGCCAAGCCGAAACATTTTATGTCGAACCCAAAAAAGAGAAGGAGGATTAAGCCGAATGTGTAAAACGCGAGAGTACCGCAAGGCAACCGTCGAACTGTGCCGCAACTGTGGCGGTCGAGGCTACGTTCACGACCCCGGATTTTGCGGGGACAAACTGATGGAAGTATCAGTCGTTTCCTGCCCGGTTTGCGACGGCCGGGGCCGCGTCTGGAAGGTGAATGCCGGGACGGTTAAGATCGAGCCGTTCACGGACCAAGACAGACTGCAGGAATAAAAAAACTCGCCGACCGAAATATCAGCCAACGAGTCAAAAGGTGGAAGTTTTGACAAAGATAGCGATATTTTCGGAGAATGGGCAAAAAAGGTGTAAAAAGGAATATCAACACGCTGCGACGTATCAAACTGGTTTGCGACATCGTGAACGAACATTACGAAGCTGGTGTATTGAAAAAGTGCTACAAGGCAGTATGGCGGGAGCATGTCTACCCAGTGTACCCGATGTGTTACCGCACGTTCCTCAATTACATTTCCACCCCGCCCAAAGAGTTGAACGAGGCCGAAGAAGCCGAACGCCAGCGGCAACTCTCGCTATTTTAACAACAACCCCCAGCCATACGGCCGGGGGTTGTTCGTTACTGGCCCGGCCGCAGCTCGAAACGCTGCATCGACGATGCGGTTCCGGGAATCTTGCACCCCGACGCATCCCGGCAGAAGGCGACCCAGCTTTCGATGTCATCGCAAACCTGTTCGTGGTTGTGGTCGGTTGCAGATTCGGCCTGCCGGAACGTCCCGGCCTGCTGGACGCCGTCGTCGAAACTGAACGAGAGTAGAGCCTGCGTCACGCCGTTGATGATGTCGAAGCGTTCGAGGGCTTTGTCCTGATAACGTCCGCCCGCCTCGGCCGTGGCCGCCGTCGCGGTAACGACATGCAACCGCATCAGAATATCGGCCTCTCGAACCTTCTGCCCGCCGTAATTCCAGCGGATGGGGTCGTATTCGACCAGCAGCGCAGGTGTTGCGAACGGTCGCTGTTTCACAAGCTGCAGGATGTTCTCGTTCCACATGTCGAAGTGCTGGAACACGGGGCGCTTGCCTTTGCGCTTGTCGGCATCCGGTTCGAAGGTCGGCACGCCATCCACGAAAACAATCTGTTTTAGCCTTTCTTCGAGGGCCAAATAAAGGGTCTTTCTCATATCTTGGTGATTTTGGTAAGGTCGCGGCTGATGCGTTCGAGGTGTCGGGTCATAATGTCGGCGATGGCCCGCTGCACCTTCGCGTGGTCGCCGATGAACTGTCGTTGCGGCATGCGCATCATCCGGGAGTGCACCCGCACGATGGAGCGACGTCCGCGCACGTTGCGGTAATGGGCCGGGACGTTCTGCCGGAACACGCCGCCTTCGTTGTGCAGGGCAGTATAGGGTTTGTCGGAGGTGAACACGACGCTGCGGCCGCGCACCTGCGCCCGGATGCCGCGCCGCATCGCCCCGGTCACGATCAGGATCGTGGGACTGCCGCCCTTCGAGTAGACCTTCTTCGGCCGCCATTTGGCCCCGAAGAATCCCTGCTCGCGGAAGTTCTGATCGAACATTTCCGCCAGCTTTACCCGCATATCGCGCAGCACGGCAGGCATGATGTTGTTATTTTTAGGCATTCTTTTGTTTTTGAGCGGAAAAACCGCTATTTTTGCGAAAACGCATCATTTATCCAATGGACTACGGCAATTTACAGCTCCGGAGCAAGTCGTTCCTCGACTTCACTACCGACCCTGCTGTCCTCGACGAGATTCTCGGCGGGCATAGCGAGGCCGACAAGGATGATTTTTTGCGACATGTCGATCAGGATCGGGCCATGACCTTCATGTACTTTGCAGACTTATGCGGGGACAAGAAATTGGCGCAGGCCATCGAAAAGGAGTTCGGCGAGGAGTGGCGGGCCATTCATAACGAATAGTCCTTTATTCGACCAACTCCGAAAATTCGATTTCTCTGTTTTGTAGGCATCGCGTTACGATCTTCACCGCTTCACCCTTCGTCAGTTTCTTCCCGTCAGCTTTATGTGCTCCGCCCTTTATCAGAGCAGCCACTAACCCGTCTTTCTGTTCGTTGTACGGCTGTGTGAACAAATGTTCCCGCACGGCTGCCAGTACGCTGTCGGCATCGGCTCCGGTCTGCTCGATGGCTTTGCAGTAGTTGCGCACCCACGTATTATATCCCGTTGATTGGCGGTCGGCCATAAATTCGGGATGTTGCATCTTTCCGCCTACCCCTTCGTAGAACTCCGGCAGGGTCTTGCGTGCGACGAATTCGTTTGCCAATTCCATGTAATCCGTCTGAAAGTGCGTTCGGAATGTATTTCCCGGTTTGCTCCGGTTGTGGGTGATCTCGTGCCAAAAGGTCGCCAGCGCATCGGCCTCGTCGAAGGTGATCTCCTTCCCCTGCCGCAGCTTGGTGAGTCCGGCCAGCACGTTGTCGAGCCGTGCCTTCGTCATGGCGATCAATCCCCGCATATCCGTGTATCCGTTCACGCCGTGCTCGGTCGTTGATATTAACGAATTGAATCCGCGCTCGAACCATGCCCGGCGCACCTCGGAGGCGTTCAGGAAATCGACGACTTCCTGCGGGGTCCGCAACTCGACGGCCATCTGCTCGACGGCCTTCTTCACCTTCGCCGGGGCTTTTCGGTATGGGTGCTTCGCGGGGAATATTTCGAGGGTCTTGCCCGCGTTGAACCGGAACATCTGCGCCTTCGGGGTCCGGGTGTACTCGTCGCCTATGGCCGTGGCCTTGTCGCTGTCCGAGCGCGGATAGTCGTCGCGCAAGACCTGCACGACATTGCAACGGCAGTTCCAGCCGTTGGGCGGCAGGTAGCGTTCCCAAAACTTGTCGCTCGGCGGCAGGGTCACGCCGTCGAGCTGGCGGTGCGCTTCGCGGACGCGCTCGTCGCCAGCCGTGCGGTATTGCAGATCGTACTGGTCGCCGTCCTTTTCCCACTCGTGCCATTTCACGGCCATCTGTGCGGAGTGGACGGCGTGATTGTATTCGGCATAAAGATAATTGCCGTTATACTGTCCGTCGATGGCCTTCACCTCGTTGTAGAAGTCGGGCCACGATTTGGTGCTGCCGTCCTCGTTGGTGAGTGACAGCCCGACCTCGGAAAGCGAGTGATAGGTTTTCAGCCCGGAGAAGATGAACACGTTGTTCCGCAGCGCCGCCGTCAGTTCGGGCGGAGTCTCGTGCGACACGGAGATCGTCGAGCCGAGGACGCGGTTCGTCTCGTCGATCAGCGCACGCACGGGCTTACTTTCGAGCATCTCCGGGGTAAAGCCGCCGCAGTTGTAAACATAGCGTGCCGCCGTGTCGAATCGGCCATGATCGAAATCGGGTTTTCGGGCCGCTTTTAGCGTCAGTTCCCCCGGAGCGTACAAGTCCGCCATCGCCCGGCGAAAGAGAGCGTAATGCGCCGATTTCGCGGCATGCGTGGCGGTTTTCGTTTCGGGACTGTCCTTGCCGCCGTCGGGGTCAGTCCCTACTCGAAAAAACCGTCCGCACGTTTGGCGGTAATGGGTATTTTGTAGCGGTCGATGAAATACTGCGGGTCTACATCGTAATACTGTAATACCACCCGCTCCATTTCGCGGCGCTCGGACGGCGTGAACGAGGCCGCCTCGTCCCAGTCGAAAATCAACCCCTGCAACGGAAATCCGTGTTCGATCATCAGGGGAATGAGTTTGTCGTTTACGATATTCTTCACCATCGTTGCGTCGGCTGCACAGACGTTGCCGAACACTTCGAGATGCACCTCACTCTGCGAGAGCGACGAGCCGCTGTCGATGGTCATCGTTTGGTTCAGTACGCCCTTCGACATTTCGGAGTTCGCCCGGTCGATTCGCTTGTCGTAAACATTGAAGGCATCGCCCCGGCTCGACTCTTTGATGTCAATGTCGGTTCCGTCGGGGAACAGTCCCCATGCGGCCGCGCCCATGTTCGCCAGCATCGACTCGATGCGGCTGCGCTCGGACCCTGTCTGCGCGGCGGTCTTGGCGATGCGGATGGGCATGCCGAAAATTTCACCGAACACATCCCAGTAGGCCAGCATGTTCTTCTTCGAGAACGCCTGCGGCACGCATTTGAGCAGCAGGCCGAGATCACGGGGTTTGCCGACCTCGACGCACCACTTTTCAAGTCCACCCGTGCGGTAGCTCACGCCCTGCTGGGGATCGTCGCCCGCATCCTTCACGATGACGCCATACTCCTGTATGACGTGCTTACGCGGCACAAGCGATACGTCGGTGAAGGTGCGCACGCCGTTCACGGTCGTAACGTCGCCCAACTGAATGAGCGAGTGCCCCCAATAACGAGACTCAAGCACATAGCTCACGAAGTCCGCGAACCATTGGCGCTCGAAAATCTTCATTGCCGTATCGTCCTCTTTCCCGTCCTCGGTTTTCAGCACGAATTTCTTTTGCAGGGTCTTGCCGTCCCGCTGGCCGATGCAGCCCGTGAGGTGCAGGTCGATCAGCGCGTCGGTGTAGCAGTCGTAAAGTCGGCCGCGCTTGGGGTTCTCGACATTGAGCGCCATCTGCCATGCCTGCCGCCATGTCGCAATATCTTTCTGCGAGAGACGTGCCGCAACCTCGTTGAGCTGGATGAGGACGCTTCGCTTCTGCTCGATGGTTTTGGCCGCGCGGGCGGCAGCCATCAGGGACTCGTATGTGCGTGATTCGAAATCGGGAGCCGCCTTTCGGGCGGTCTTGTTCTTACCCATTCAATCGGTATTTAAACGGTGTTTGAAAGGTTTTTAATAGGTGTATTTTCGGGCAGGCAGGGAGCCGAAGCGCACCGGGTTCTGCGGGTCCTCGCCGTCCTCGGATTCATACAGCGGCAAGTCCGGCATGGCCTTGCCGCTCTGTACGTCTTTGAGCCATGCGATCGCATTTTTGTACATGGTCTCGCGTTGCTCGTTGCCCATGAACTGCGGTAGCGACTGTCCGAGGTAGAACAGTGCGATACTCACCGTGACGCGCACGAACATCGCATTTCGCTTGTCGCCCGTTTGTGCAAAAGCCTTCGCCGTGTCGTAACGGGCGCGCAGATAGCCTTCCACTTCTTCCTGCGCGCTCCGTTCGGCGTCGCGGCGGGTCTGCTCGTCGCTCTGCGTGATGATGTCGAGGGTGTCGTCGTTGCAGACGACCTTGTAATCCCGATCTTCGAGAAACATTCGCTATTTGGTTTTATAGATGGCAATGGCCGCGATGTCGGCGACCTTCACGCCACGGCGATAAACCTGCTCGGAGATCAGCGTGCGGATGCGCTTTTTGGACACACACAGCGGACGGCCGCCGAGGGGGATTACAAACTGTTTCTTTCCGGTCCGGCGTTTCCGTTCGTCGGCGATGCGAATCTGTTTTTTGAGTCGGTGCTGGAATACCAGCGCCCTGAATAATTTTACCATAAATTTTTAGCTGATATATGCCTGTACCCGACCGACGGCGTGAACGCCTGTTGTCGGGTGTGCTGTTGCAGTTTATAGATGGCTCCCTCGTCGGCGTCGGGGGCGTCGTCATGGCCCGACATACCTTTCTCGAAGCATAAGGTCTGATCGAGTCCGGCCAGCATGTCGGGGTCGTTCCGTTGCTTGGCGTTGTAGTACACGAAGCCGCGCTCCCACAGGGGCGAGATCGCCTCGATGCGCTGGAACTTGTCAGGCTTTTTTCGACGGTCGGCCCGGATGGGCAACTGATAGCCGCGGATGTTTCCCTCGCGGGTGAACTCGTCGAGGATGATGTCCTGCAAAAAGTTGGCTTCGATGTAGTATTCGGCTACGGCTTTTTCGGGCATCCGTTCGTGCAGGTCGTACCACCAGCGCACCATTTCGGAGACGGAACATTGCCGGACGAACGCCGCGAGGCAATGCAGCTCGGTTCCGGCCTTGCCCCACAGTTTGATGGCCTTGTAGTCGTTCTTGGAAGAACTTTTGAACGACGGGTCGCAATAGGCCACGAGATAGTCGTACTTATCGAGCGGCAGCGGGTTCTTCCACCGGACCCACTCCTGCCGGAACACCACGCCCTCGGTGATCGGGTTGTTCATGTACTCCTTTTGGAAGGAGCGGTAGCCCATGAAATCGGCCATCTTCTGCACCTCCTCGCGCGACCACTTCGCGGCCCATGACACGTTACCCTTCTTGTCGAGGATATTCACCTGCGAGACGTGTATACCTTTGGCCTTCGCCATCGCTGCCAGCACAGAGTTCTTGCTGATAAGGTTGCCGACCATGATGAAGCGTCCGCGGCCGCCGTCGAGCGTTCCGAACAGGGCTTCCTTCACCCAATTCACGAGCCGCTTCACACGTGCCTCGTTCCCGCACAGTTCGTCGTCGTCGAGGTCGTCGATGACGATATAGTCGGGGCGGCGGCTTCGGTAGCGCAGGCCGCGCGGGGACTGCCCGCGGCCGCGGGCGAAGAAGGCGCAGCCGTCGGCCGTCACAAACTTGCCGTCCTGCCAATCGCCTGCGTTATACTGCACGCCGAAGTCGGCGATATATTGCTGGTTGTATTGCAGCTCCGCCTGCAGGTCTCCGAGCAGCGTTTTGGCGTTCTCCTCGGACTTGCCAACGAGGACCATTACGTTGATCTCGCGCGGCTCCTGTATTTTCAGCCACAGGGGCATGAAGATGTCGAAGTGCGTACTCTTGGCGTGACCGCGTGCCCACTTTTCGACTCCTTTATAGTTCGGGTCCTTGCGGACGCGGTTCGCGGCCTCGATGTGAAACGGGGCGCACTCGGTATGTTTTCCCGTCGCCGGGTCGTCGGTGTAGTGCGGGAAGTAATGGTTTACGAAGAAGTTGTAGTCGGTCCGGGCACGCCTGATGCGGGCCTGCTTCTCGGCTGGCGACTCCGGGCGAACGGTCGTCCGCTCTTTTACGAAAATACACCATTGCCGCCACTCGGCATAGGTTTTTACAACATTGTTGCCCATCGTTATTGTACTTTACCTATACTGAGCTGCTCGACGACGAATTTGTTTTGCAGATCGTTTACGCCTTTGCGGAACTCGGCCGTGACATCGGGGTCGAACTCCGCGCGTTGTTCGAGCCAGCGCCCGAAGGACATGAAGCACTCCATGTAATCGACGACGGACACGTCTTTGTCGAGGGTTTTTATGGTGGCGGCCATCTTCGCCAGTTGGTCGCTGCTACTCCCGACCGCCGTGGGGTCGGAAGAATTGCCGAGGTTCTCGGCGACTTTGTTTATAGAGCGCAGTACGTTGTTCACGACTTGTTTTCGTGTCAACGACTGCGCTACTTTTTTTTCGGCCCAGCACCCGGCGGCGACCCACGCGCCGATGGTGTTCTTCGACACGCCGACCTTCTCGGCGATGATGTTCTGCGGCGTGCCCTGCATATACAGAAGTTCGGCGAACTCCTTCAATTCTCCGGCGATTTTCCTACCCATTCATACGAAAAAAAATGATGCCCTGCGAGGGCGTTCGACGGGGCAAAGTTGCGCCATAAACAGAAGTATGTAAAATGAAGTGTAAGGTTTTTACACTCCGATTGTTACGCCGGATTTAGCCCTGCATCTTTGCATCTGAATCGCGGGGTGGAGCAGTTGGCAGCTCGTGAGGTTCATTCCCTCAAGGCCGCGGGTTCGAGTCCCGCTCCCGCTACAAACCTTTTTTGCATCCGAGGCCGACCGACCCGCCGACGTTCTGTCGGCGGTGTCCGAGGCCGTAAAAAAACTGAATGGCAAGAGAAGCAGTCATTACCAGCAACAGCGTGAACGCCTACGGCACGCGAGTCCTGACCGAAGGTCTCGACATTTCGCAGTATGAGAAGAACCCCATCGTGCTGTATATGCACAAGCGAGGTATTCCCATCGGCACGATGAACGACCTGCGCGTCGAGAACGACCGACTGTTCGGCACGCCGCAGATCGACGGCGACACCGACGAGGAGAAGGTAATCGCAGCCAAATGGGAGCGCGGCACGCTGCGCATGCTGTCCGCAGGTATCGAAATCCTCGAATGGTCGGACGACCCGCAGAATGTGGTGCAGGGACAGACCCGGCCGACGGTCACGCGCTCGAAACTCGTCGAGGTGTCAATCGTGGACGTGGGCGCGAACGACGACGCCTTACAGGTTCGCCTGTACAGCGGCGGCAAGCTGCTCACACTCGCGCAGGGCGAAGACAACGACCTGCTGCCGCTTCTCAAACCCGACAACGACGACAAACCCCAAAACAAGATTTTTCAGATGAATGAAATTTTGATGTTGCTCGGCCTTCCGACTACGGCGACCGAAGCAGACGCAGCAACCGCAATCCGGGCGCTGAAAACCGAGAACGAGACACTCACGCTGGCCCGCATCACCGATGCCGTGACGGCGGCGAAGGACAATCGTCAGATCACCGAGGCGCAGATGCCGAAGATGATCGAACTGGGCAAGAAGGCCGGCATCGACACGCTGCGCGACACGCTGGCGATGATGACGCCCGCATCCAAGCCGATGGACTTCATCGGCGGCGGCAAACCGCAGGGCGGCAACATGACGCTCTCGTGGGACAAGATGTCCGACGAGCAGAAGATCGAGCTGCGCGAGCAGAACCGCTCGGAGTACATCCGGCTGTACAAGGCTCACTACGGCTTCGCGCCCAACTTCACCAACTCCCTCAAGTAGATTCACCTCTAAACATTCCCTTTTTCTGAATGAGAAAATTCCTTTTTGCCCTTTTGGGCATGCTCGCAGCGCTCGGTGTCAATTCCGCAGTCGGAGCCACCATTGCCTGCGTATTCGACTTTAACCCCATTGCGGGCATCGCGGCCGTGAACGGCATGTCGGCGGCCTCTGCGCTGTGCGGCGGCTTCATGCCTTCGGGCGTGCTGGCCGCGGGTATCTATCCCGAAGCATGGACGGGCGAACTTATCAAAGCCTTCCGGACAGCCGCGGAAAGCATCGGCTGGTACAATGCCATTCGCGCCTACGACTCGTATGTGAAAGCCGACGCCATCCACTTCGTCGATGTCGGTGCGGACCCTGAAATTTTGGTAAACAATACGACCTACCCGCTGACCGTACAGGAACTCCCCGACGGTGACAAGTCCGTGCAGCTCGATAAATTCCAGTCGCGCCCGACTCCTATTACCGACGATGAACTGCATGCCATCGGTTACGACAAGATGGCCCTCGTGATCGAGAAACACAAGGACATGTTCTTCGAGAAGAAGTACTCGCGGGCCATCCATTCGCTGGCTCCCGCGGAGAACACGGCCAAGACCCCGGTTATCACAACCACGGGTGACGTAACACCCGACGGTCGTAAAAAACTGATCCGCGCGGACATCGTGTCGCTGAAAAACAAGTTCGACAAACTGCGAATCCCCAAAGAAGGCCGAATCCTCGTCCTCTGCGCCGATCATGTCGCCGACCTGCTGGAGACGGACCAGCGTTTCGAGAAACAGATGTACGACTACACCACGGGCAAGATCGCCAAGATGTACGGCTTCGATGTGTACGAGTACGACGAGTGTCCCTACTACGACACCACGACGCTCAAAAAGAAGGCGTTCGGCGCGGTTATCGGCGACAACGACCGTCAGTGTTCGGTAGCTTTCACGACCAAGCGGGCGATGCGTGCCGACGGCTCGACGAAGTCCTACCTGCGCCCCGCCGATCTCGACCCGGAGAACCAGCAGAACATCTTCTCGATGCGCACGTACACGATCTGTCTGCCGCTGCGTAACGAGGGCTTCGGCGCCATCGTGAGCGCAAAAGCAGCATCGGAAACCCCTGCGGCATAATACAATGAAAAAGGCTCTGCAATATCTGGTCATTCATTGTACCGCAACCCCCGAAGGCCGGGAAGTGTCCGCCGCCGATATTCGGCGGTGGCACACGGCCCCCGTGTCAGAGGGCGGCCGGGGCTGGCGTCAGGTCGGATATACAGACCTTTTTCACTTGGACGGCACGGTGGAGCGGTTGGTCGGGAACAACGAGGACGCATTCGTGGACCCGTGGGAAATAACAAACGGCGCGGCTGGTTACAACGGTGTGGCGCGGCATATTGTTTACGCTGGCGGCTGTGCCGCCGACGGCAAAACGCCGAAGGACACCCGAACACACGCGCAGAGGGAAGCGCTCGAACGCTACGTTATCGACTTCCACGAGAAAAACCCGAAAGTGAAAATCGTCGGCCACCGCGACCTGCCGGGCGTCCGTAAAGCCTGCCCGTCGTTCGACGTTGCGGCATGGCTCAAATCTATTGGAATCGAATGCCCGCAGAAATAATCCTCGCCCTTATCGGCATAGCCGCGACCCCTGTGGCTGCGTGGCTCTCGTCCCGGCTTACCCGGCAGAAGTACGACACCGAGATAGCGAAGCTGCGGGCGGAGGTTGCCTCGGCGAAGGCCGACGCCAACCGCAAGGAACTGGAAAACGCCCGGCTGGGGAACGAGATCATCATGCAGAATATCGTGCGACCGCTCGAAGGCCAGGTAAAACGACTCAACACGAATGTTTCACGACTGGAAAAGGCTATCGGCAAGGTTTCTACCTGCCCTCACGCTGCTGAGTGTCCTGTTATTCTCGAATTGCAGTCCGCAGAAACGGCTTGCCAAGACGCAGGAGCAGCGGACAAATAACACGCATGAGCAGTTCGCCGCCGACCGGGAGATCACGCGAGACAGTATCTTTTTCCGGGAGTTGTGCGAGGCCCTGCGCGAGCAGCTCGCCATCGAGCGGACCCGTAACCGGACCACGGCCGAGGATGTCGAAACCGTCACACGGGAGTACGACACGAGCCGCCCGGCCGACACGCTGACCGGGAAGCCGCCCCTGCTGCGGGAAACCACCCAGCGACGCCACCGCTCCGACTCGGTGCAGGATTCGAGCCGCCTGCGGCAGACGCAGGCACGCGACACCCGCACGGCGGCCGGGAGCATGACGCAGGAACAGGACCAGCTACACCTGCGCGGGGAGTCGGACCAGCAGACGGCGACCGACACCGCGACCACGACCAAGAGCCGCCGCGGTCTTACATGGTGGCAAAAGGCCCTTTGTTTCGTGGGCCTGTTGTCGCTGACATACATTTTTTACCGCTTTTTCAAGAACAAGTACCCCATCCACAATGGCAAACAAGAATACGAAAGCCGCGTCCCGCAAGGCCGCAGCGAAACAGAACCCCGAACAGGTCCCGGCCGAACAGCCTGCGGACATCGTACCCGATCAGCCGCAGGCCGACCCGGAGCCGGACGGCAGCGAGACTTCCGAACTGGCTCCCGCTTCGACTGAGCAGCCCGACACAGCCCCCGCCTCCGAGCGGGTCCCGGCCGAACCGTCGGCCCGGTCCGAGAAAACAGCTCCGGCAAAGAGTGCCGCACGCAGTTCGGGCAAGGCGTCTGCCGCAAAGAAGACCATCCGCGACACCGCAGCGCAGGCCGTGGCGAAGCAGGTGTTCCGGAGTCACCCCGGCAAACAGACGGTCTATGTGACCTCGGACGGCACGCCCTTCTTCGTGAAGTGCGACGCCGACAACCACGGCCGCACCCTCGACGACAAGCTCGTCGTCACAGTCACCAACGAAAACTACAAAGCCTAATGCAGTCTTTGAAATTCACCCGCACCAACGGGAACATCCCCAAGAAACTGGCAGGAGAAGATCATGTCTCCGGTTTGGTGATCTATTCGGCCGCGCTGCCTTCGGGCTTCTCCGAGAGCGAGCGCATCAAAGCCGTTTCGACCATCGAAACGGCCGAGGCGCTGGGTATCACGGCGGACGCTGACAACTGGGACATCCGGGTCCTGCACTACCAGCTTTCCGAAATCTTCCGCATCAATCCGGGCATCAGCCTGTACGTCGGCATTTTCACCAGCCCCGAAGGAGCCAACACCTATGCCGAGGTCAAGAAGATGCAGAACTTCACCGACGGCCGACTCCGGCAGCTCGGCGTATGGGACGGACGCACACCCCTCGCGGCCGACAACCTCACGGCCCTGCAAGGGGTCGCTGCGACGCTCGAAGAGCAGGATATGCCGTTGGGCATCATCTACGCTCCGAAGGTCTCGGCCGTGGCGTCGCTGCCGAGCAATCTCGCGGGTGACAAGGAGCGCGTATGGACGGTGATCGGGCAAGCCGGAAGTTCAACGGGCGCAGCGTTATATGTCGATGCGGAAAACACGGAGAAAGCCTCCGTTTCGGGTCTTGGTGTGGTCCTCGGCATCGTGTCGCTGGCCGCTGTTCACGAGTCTATCGCGTGGATCGAGAAATTCCCGACGGGCGTCGATGTCCCGGCCTTCGGTGACGGCACGCTGCTGAAAACGCTGGACCGCGCCGTCGTCGAGGCGCTCGACAAATCGCGTTACCTGTTCTTCGTGACCTACGCCGGACTGTCCGGGTCGTATATGAACGACTCGCACACGATGGACGCCCCGACGAGCGACTACGCTTACATCGAGAACGTCCGCACGATGGACAAAGTTGTGCGCGGCATCCGCACCTACTTGCTGCCGAAGCTCGGCGGCAACGTCTATATCGACAAGGCTACGGGGCAGTTGCAGACCCACAGCGTGGAGTTCTTGCAGACCACGGCCCAGAAGGCCCTCGAAGATATGGAGAAGGCGGGCGAGCTGAGCGGCTACGTGGTCGAAATCGACCCCGATCAGAACGTGCTGTCCACGTCCGAGATCGAGTTCGTAATCCGGCCTATCGGCGTCGGTGTCGTGCGTCGATTCAAGGTTAAGATCGGCTTTGCCGAGAGTGTCTAACCACAAATCCAACACAGAATGAACATCAGAAACGGAGTGCCGCTGATTAACGGCGTAGAATACGCTTGGGGCGACATTGCCACTGCGGCGAACGGCGTGCCGTTCGTCGGTATCACCGCAATCAAGTACGGCGACAAGCAGGACGTGCAGAACAACTACGGCGCCGGACGGCATCCCGTGTCCCGCTCGAAGGGGCGCATCACGCCGTCGGCCGCGATCACCCTTTACAAAAGCGAGATCGTGGCTTTGCAACGGCAGGCCCCGAACGGTCGCCTGCAGGACATCGCACCTTTCGATATTACGGTGTCGTACCTGCCCGAAAGCGGTATTATCACGACCGACAAGATTCGGAACTGCCAGTTCGACGAGAATAAGGTGGACTGGAAGGAAGGCGACCTGAACCAGCAGGTCGAGCTTACGCTGATTCCCTCGCATATCGAGTGGGGCCAGCCGAAGATATAACCCAATCATCAATCAACTATGGAGAATAAACAGGAACAGAAAGCCAAGGAACTGGCCGCCAAACGTGCCAAGTACCCCGTCCTCGACGGCGGTGTCACGGACGAAATGCGCCAGTCGTGGAAACAGGCCAACGGCCGGGTCATCGCAGTAGATGTCTTTGACGACATGGCCGAGGAACACCATGTCGCCTACTTCCGCCGTCCGACAATGGACGTAATGTCGGCCGTCAATGCCGTGAGCAAGCAGGACGAACTCAAAGGTGCCGACACGATGTTCAAGAACTGCTGGCTCGGCGGCAGCCCGCTCGTTCAGAGCGATGCGATTCTCAAAACGTCGGCCCTCGGTGCGCTGGGCAGTCTGTTCGCCACCTGCCACACGGAAATAAAAAACTTGTAGGGGCGCACACCCTTTCGGACATCGAGGACGAGCAGACGATTACGAAGGGGTGCGCCCTGATCCGGGCGAATTTTCACATCGACCCCGGTACGCTGACCTATGACGAGTGGGCGGGATTGTATGAGCAGGCCGTATGGCTGGAACGAACGCGCCTCCTCGCGCTCGGAAAACTGTTAGAGAAACTTTTTGCGGAAGAACCAAAAAAGTAGTGAATGAGCAGCTACGCATTTAACTATTCCTTCAATATCACGGGCAACTGCGATGTTGTCGTGCAGGGCATCACGCAGGGCGTGAAGGACCTGAACGACAAAATCCACAAGTCCGTCGGGCTGTGGGATAGCTTCGAGGGCAAGCTGCTCGCGCTAAATCAGTTTACGCAGTACATCGAGGGCGTGGGCCGCACGATGCAGGAAACCTTGCAACCGGGTGCGGCGCTCAACGCTTCGCTGGCCGACCTCTCGGCCATATCGGGCGAAACGGGCGAAAGCCTGCGGACGATTGAAGGCTACGCCCGCGATACGGCGAAGGCGTTCGGCGGCTCGGCGGCACAATCCGTCGAGTCGTACAAACTCCTGCTGTCGCAGCTCTCACCCGAACTGGCGAAGTACCCCTCGGCGCTCAAAGCGATGGGCGATAATATCGCCGTTCTGAGCAAGACGATGGGCGGTAACGCCACGGCTGCGGCCGAGGTGCTGACAACGGCCATGAACCAGTACGGCGTATCGCTGGCCGACCCGATGGAGGCGAGCCGTCAGATGGCGAAGATGATGAACGTCATGGCCGCTGCCGGGCAGGCGGGTTCCGCGGAGCTGCCGACGATCAAGGTCGCGCTGGAGCAATGTGGTATGGCGGCCAAGGCGGCGGGCGTATCGTTCGAGGAGACGAACGCGGCTATTCAGGTTCTCGACAAGGCGGGTAAGAAGGGAGCCGAAGGCGGTGTCGCGCTGCGTAACGTCATGGCGATACTTTCGACCGGACGCTTCCTGCCCAAAGACGTGAAGGAGGAACTGACGGCGGCGGGCGTGAACATCAACGCGCTCACCGACAAATCGAAGTCCCTCACGGACCGTCTAACCCCGCTGAAAAAGGTACTCAACGACTCGGCGCTGTTCACGAAGTTGTTCGGCCGGGAAAACAGCAACGCGGCAATGGCCCTCGTGCAGGGCATCGACGAAGTGACCCGTTACGAGTCGGTGATCACCGGCACGAACACGGCCGTCGAGCAGGCGGGGATCATCATGGGAAGCTACAACGAACGGCTCTCCCGCGTGCGGGCCAAGTTCGACGACCTGAAAATCTCGCTGTTCAACGCATCGGGCGACTGGGGGATTTGGGTCGAGGTCGTGGTCAGCTCGCTTGTGCCGCTGGCGCAGATGACACCGCTGTTGCTGGGCGTCGGAAAAGGCATCGCCTTCATCCGTTCTTTGAATTTCGCCGGGATGTGGCACGGGGTGATCGGCGTGATGGGCCGGGCGGTCTTGTCGTTGCAAATGTATAACGGCTATTTGAGCATCGGTAAGGTGCAAGCGCTGGGTTTCATGCGCAACATCGTGCAGGCGACCGTCGCCACGCTGCGCTTTGCCACCGCCGGAATATGGTCCGGCATCAAGGCGCTGGGGGCTTATGTCCTCTCGCTCGTAACGGGCGGCACGGCATCCGTCACGTTCGCAGGCATTGCCTCGGCAGGCTTCGCTACGTTCAAGACGGCCGCAGTAACCGCTTGCCGGGCCGTGGGCGTGGCAATTATGAACGTCCCGATCATCGGATGGATTGCGGCGGCCATCGCCGCGCTGGTCGCCGTGGGTGCCTATTTCTGGAATACCTCCGTGAAGTTCCGGGCCACGCTGAAGGGCCTTTGGGCCTCGTTCAAGGCCGTGTTTACGGGTATTTGGGACATGGCAAAAACCGGCGGTTTGGGCGACCTGATCGTCGCGGCGTTCAAGTTCGACGGCAAGGGAATCCGGGCCGCCATTCAGAAAATGAAAGGCGGGTTTTCGGACTTCGGAGCCGAGGTCGGCGGAGCCTTCACGAAGGCTTACGACGCGGAGATCGCCAAGTCGAAAGCCACTGCCGCCGCCAAAGAGCAAGCCTCGTCAGGTGTCGAAACTACAACCCCCACCCCGAACCCCAACCCCGACCCGCTGGCCGGAGGACTGCAAAGCATCGGGACTACAAGCGCAAAGGCCGACAAGGTCCGCAATATCACCGTGAACATCGAGAAGCTGATCGACCGCTTCGAGGTCAATACAACCAATATGCGCGAAGATATGAGCCGGGTGAAGGAATTGGTCGCCGAGGCTGTGTTAAGCGCTGTAAACGACGTAAACCTTGCAATGTGATGGGAAATTTAGGAGTGATAAGTTTCGGGTTTGTGGCCGCAGGCGTCGCACAGCAGGCACGCTTTGCCCTCTGCCGCTTTCAACCCTCGCAGCAAAACGCCAAATCCCCGTCATGGGAAGGCCACGGTGGAGACATCGCGGGGCACGACCTTTCCGTGCCGATCACCGACCGCAGCTATTGGGAGAGCCGTTACGTGCTTACCGAACTGACGCTGCGCCGCGAGGATGGCCGCACGCTCGTTGTGAACGACGCAGTCGTGAATATCTCACGCGAGAAGCACATGGTCCGCACGACGCTCGTCGGGTTGAACGGCACGATCAAGGAGTACATCTCCAACGGCGACTATGACATCAGTATAACGGTGGGGATTGTGGCCGTGCGCGACGGCGTGATCGTGGACGAATACCCGGAGGAGGGCATCCGTGAAGTGAGGGAGTTCCTCGACGAAAACAAGGCTATCGAAGTGTCGAGCGTGTTCTTCGAGTTGTTCGACATCAGCCGTATCGTGGTGACGCGATTCGCACTGAACCAAGACACGCACTCGAACCGTCAGACTATCGACGTGAAGGCGTTGTCCGACGAGGACTACGTAATCAAAAACACCGACTATTAAACACCGTTTAAAGGGCCTTTAAACAATGTTTCGGCTGACTGCGAAAATTGAGATCAAAAGCACGAAAACGTGGCGGTTCGACAAGGTCGCCGGGGTGGAGATCACCCGCGACATCGACACGCTCACCGATACGTGCGTCGTGACGCTGCCGAAAAAAGTCCGCTGGCAGGGCGAGAGTTCCATGCCCATCAAGCGGGGCGACGAGGTGTCGGTGTGGCTGGGGTACGACAACGAACTGCAATTCGCCTTTCGGGGTTTCATCACGACCATAGGACTGAAAAATCCCATCGAGATACATTGCGAGGATTACATGTTCCTGTTCAAATCGCGGGATGCGAAAAAGATCGCCTACAAGGCGGCCACCATCGAGCAGGTTCTGCGCGATCAGAACCTCGGCGTAAAGTACAAGGTGTTCGGCGAACAGCACATCGGCCAGTTCCGCGTCACGGCGAACACCGTCACCGAGTTGCTCGGACAGTTGAAAGATCAGGGCGGCATCCGGTCGTTCTTTCGCATCGAGGACGGCGAACCCGTGTTGTATTGCGGGGTGCTGTTCGAGCGGGACACGAAATGTAAGCAGGTGTTTGCAACCGGGGTGAACCTGATCGACGACTCGCAGCTCGACGTACAGAACGCCGCCGACGTGAAGATCAAAATACGGGCAATATCACTGCGGCCGAATAACAAACGGATTCGCGTCGATGTCGGGGATGCCGACGGCCAGCGCCGCACGCTGCACACCTACAACAAGGACGAAAAGGAGTTGAAGGCATGGGCCGAGCAGGAACTCAAACGGCTGAAACGCGACGGGCTGGCCGGATCTTTCACCACCTTCGGAGCCGTGCTGATCGACAAGCTCGACAACATCGGAATCAAGATCGACGGGGTGCGCAGGGGCATATATCAGACGGATAAAAACGTGATAAAATACGGGACGGGCGGGTTCCGGCAGGAGATAACAATCGGATTAAGGGTAGCGGAATGACACTCAAAGAGGCTATACGGGTTCTCGCCATGTCGGGGGCCGAGTTGTACTGTAAGATATGCACGGTGGACGCCGTGGACGTCGAGGCCCGGACGGTGGACTGTACGCCCATCGACGAGAGCGCCCCGCTCGTGGGCGTGAACCTGCAAGCGTCGCAAGACGGCTCGGTCGGGGTTGTGCAGTTCCCGGCCGCAGGCAGTTACGTTGTGGTGGCCTTCATCGACCCGGCCGTGGCCGTGGTCGTGCTGTGCGACCAGATCGACAAGGTGCAGCTCGACATCGGCCGGACATCGGCGACGGTGACGGACGAAGGCATTACGCTGAACGGCGGGCGTCTGGGCGGTTTGGTTATATCGGGAAAGACCGCCGGGAGACTCAACGCTTTGGAGAACGACATAAACGAGTTGAAAGCGGTATTCTCGGCATGGGTTCCCGCGGGAACAGACGGCGGCGCGGCTCTCAAAACTGCGGCCGCAGCATGGGCGAACCGACAACTGACACAAACCGTCGCTGCGGAGCTGGAAAACGACAGCGTGAAACATTAGGACTGATGCGCGGAATATTGATAGACCCCGAAACGGGCGATGTGCAGGTGACCGCCGGGCGGCTGGCCGTCGGCGACACGACGGCCCAAACGGCCGAGTGTGTCCTGCGGGCCGTGCGCGGGGAGTTCAAAGAGCACCCGCTTATCGGGGCCGAAATATTGAAGATGCTCGGCGGGTCCCCGAATCCGATGTGGAAAGCGGATGCAAAGACCATGTTACAGGCGTGCGGATTGTCCGTGTCGCGCGTCGAAATGAAGGACGGACAGATAACGATTGAGTACAATGGCGAAAATAGCACCATCGGATAGGCAGAGCCTCTTGGACATCGCGGTACAGACCAGCGGCGGCGTCGAGGCGGCCTTCGACCTCGCGGCGGCAAACGACGTGAGTGTCTCGGAACCGCTGGAAGCAGGGGCGCAGTTTCAAACTGCGCCCGTGGCTGACAAGATGGTGCTGGAAAGGTACACGGCCCGGCAGATACGCCCGGCGACGGAATTGTCGGACGAAGAAATCGAAGCCGCTCCCTTCGGCGGCATCGGCTATATGGGAATTGAAGTTGATTTTATGGTGCGATGAGAACAATAGCGGAAATAAAGGAGTCCATCGAGGCGGACTTCATGCGCAACGAAACGGCGGCGAAACTTTACGGCTTTACGGCCGGGGACAGTTTCGCGGCCTTCTTCGGGAAACTCTCCGTCGAGAGCGTGCTGTTCTACCTCTTTGCAGTTGCGGCGTGGACGCTGGAGAACATGTTCGAATCGTTCCGCAGCGAGGTGAACGCCAGTATCGACAAAATGAAACCGCACCGCCCGAAGTGGTACCGGGATATGGTGCTGGCCTATATGAAGGACCGGACGCTGATCCACGACACGGACGAATACGACACGGCGGACATGACCGACGAGGAGATCACGGCCGCGCGGGTCGTCAAGCATGCCGTCGCCGACGAGAGCGACGACGCCTCGCTGCTGACGATCAAGGTTGCGGGGGAACAGGGCGGCCGCCGTTGTCCGCTCGACGCGCAGACCGAAAGCCAGCTCAAAGCCTACATCGCCGAGATCAAGGACGCCGGGGTGCGGACGTCGCTGGTGAACATCGCGCCCGACCGCTTCAACTGCGAACTGGACATCTATTTCGACCCGATGCTGCTTGCCTCGGCGGTCGAGAGTACCTGCCGCGAGGCGATACGGAATTACATCGAGAACCTGCCCTTCAACGGCGAATATACCAACATGGCACTCGTGGATCAGTTGCAGAAGATCGACGGCGTGAGGATACCCGAACTCCGGAGCGCAACCACCGTCGCCGCAGGGGAAAGCGTGGTTACTGCGATTGACGCCCGGTGTGTTCCGGCGGCGGGATATTTCGAGATGGGCGATATCAAACTGAACATGAAGGTCTACAATGGGTAAGTACGACATCAACGTGAAACGGCTGGCTCTGCTCCTGCTGCCGACATTTTGGCGCAAGCCGGGATTCGCGGCGCTGGCTTATGCCGCGGTGTCGCCCCTGCAATGGCTGCACACGCAATTCGTGTTGTGGAAACACGATGCCGAGTACCGGGTTCAGAAAAACGGTCAGGTGTGTCATCTGCGGGCTGTGCTGAACGATATGTTCGACCCCATCGACCGCCGTATCACGATCACGGACAATGCCGAGAACGTCGGATATATCATCCTGCACCACCGGGACACCGACCAAAGCGTTCGGCTT